CTCGCTAGTTTACCTCTATTAAATGCTGGGTGCGCTTTTGGGGTATTATCATCTTCTGGTTTATCTAAATAACTTGAGGCCATACGATTATTTACTCCACTATGCGAATAAATCAAATAGTTCTGTCTGAACATTTTCAGATGGTTTACGTATCGACCATCCAACACTATCATAAAACCGAGCAATGGATTGAAAAAGAATCTTATCAAACATCTTCTCATAGTCAATCTTGAATAGCTCATTAAACTCAGACGGCCATTCATACTTGAATCCCATCGACTGAAGGCCATATTTGTTAGGAGTTTCAATATACATAAAGCGAACCTTATCACCAGAGCTTATACTCTCATATTTGTTACCGGTTCCAAGCTTTTCAAGTATTTGATTATAGTAATAGGCTGACTTAGCATGCACTGGCATGCCCTTTACTGTTTGCCATTCCCGGCATTGCACAGCATGCTTTTCATAACCCTTAATACCCATAACAAACGATATCTCTTCCGGGGATAATGTCTTAAAGGTCTCATAAGCTTCGTTAAAAATCTTATTAGTCTTACCCAAGTCCTGCGTAGTAAGCATAGTCTCAATAATACCCTTAGCGTAAGGCTTAATAGCATTAGGCATAGTAGTACGGACAACTTCTACACCAGTATACTTGAACTTATTCTCCTTAATACCCTCATCATCAAGGATATGCATAACGTAACGCTTCTTCTGAAGGAACGTTGCAACATCAGCAATCATCTCGCGCTTGAATACAAATCGAGGATCGTCAGTTAAAAGAGCTTTCTTAGCCCAAACTGTAATATCATCGTTAAGACGGTCCTCAATCTCTTGAATTTTATCGTACGTTTCTTGATGAATAAGGCCCTTAGATTCATCTTCCCAAAACTTAACACCGTTCTTGATTAGAGGCGCGATAGAGATATAAGATGAGTCAGTATCATTATAAACAATACACTCCTCAAGGTTATGCTCGGATATATTCTCTGAACCAACCTCATTACGAATAAAGTTTTTAAGACACTCGTTAGAGTACTTAATAACTGCTTGGCCTGTTAGAGTAACACTTGCTGCGATGTCATCATCACCAATAGGTGCATTTTTGTTGCCCATGTACCCATAGCAAGAGTTAATCAAAATCTTGATAACCATTTGTTGGGTATTGAGACGCTCAACTTCGTACTTGAGGTTGATGTTCCCCGGATCTTTCTTAAGCTTTTTAGTATTAGTAAAAAGCTTCTTCTTAATCTCAACACGCTGATTGTAGTAGTATTCAAGAAACTCAGGAATAATACCGCGTTTCTTCTGACTAAAAAGGAAACCAGCTTTTGATAATGCGCATTTTTCATCTTTAAGGAACTTTACGAAGTCTCTTTTACTTAATGTAAACAATCTACCAGAGTTATGCTGAATAGTAATTTCTTTACCATCATTCTTCTCAATCTTACCTACTTTAGTCTCAGGTGAAGTATTAAGAGAGATCATTACATTAGGGTATAGGGAGTTAGCATCGAACGATATAATATTCTCTTTGAAACCTCGCTTAGGTTCAGCGACATACGCACCAGGATTCTTATGATCCTTATTACCATTTCGTACAAAGGTGGAAATAACTTCACCTCGCTTACGCGCACGTATAGTTAACGCTCCGTTAATAACACCGATCGTACCCATAGCACCTTCAAGAGTAGTTAAACCAACGTAAGACAGCATTCTCAGTAGGGGAATGTATTGAAGCTTCTCTTCCAACTCAACTAGAAGGTTAACGTCTTGAACGTTGTAGTCAATAAACTTATTCCAGTCCTGATCAGCAAGTTCATGGAGAGCTAAGCCTTCATAATCGATCTTCTTCTGACCTAGCTCAAGTTCACCAATGGCATCAAGCTTATATGATTCTCGCAACTTAAGACAAAAGCGCTTATATACATCAAGATAGTCAAGGTTAGCAACACCATCGAAGTAGTAACGCTTTTGCTCACGGCCAAATGTACCCTTACGCATTCGGAAATAAACATTACGCAGAGGTGAGAGGCGATCTACATACTCTTGACCTAAGATACGCTCCATTCGATTAACAATGTACGGTATGTCGAATCCCTCAGAGTTCCAACCACTGATAATGTCGGGATGCTGTCTCTCAATATACTTAAGAAAAGCTAAGAACATCTCACGTTCAGACTTACAGTAATGATAAATCATATCATCACGACCATCACCAGTATACTCATGAATACCAAACGTGTTAAACTTTTTACTAAAGTTATCCCATACTGTTATAACATTACAAACGTGAGTAGGGTCATCTACATCAGGAAAAGTATCGACAGAGTAAGTCTCAATATCAATAAAGCAATACTTAATAGGATTACTATTAAATTCAGGCTTTTCGTTTTCTTCCCAATACATATCAAGAAGAAACTGCTGCGCTGGAGGTGAGTTCTCAAAGACACGTTTAACTCCAGAATCTTGAAGGAACTTATAACGATTGTATCCAGTATTAAAAGAACGTTTCTTTACTTTAGTACCGAAAATAGAAGTCTTTTCTCCACGAGGATCTTCCGTATATAGATAAGGTTCAAAAGAACACTCTCTACGAATACGATCACCAGATTCGCTCCAACCAAATAAAGTAACCGTACCTTCGCGGCCATTATAAACTACATTACGATACATCTAATATCATTATAGCAAAGTTCCTTAAGGGTTCCACTTTTTAAGATACTTTCGATCTGGTGAACCGTATGGTGTTGTTAAGGCTTCCATATGAGCACCTATATTTTCCGGGTTTTCAAGAAATCGATTAACTCCGACTTCGCGAAGCATACCAATATTACTGTAATAACGCTTACGATTTTTCCAATTAACAATCCAATCAATCTTTTCCTCAAACTCTTCTGGTGTACTAAACTTTAGATCATCTGGTGCTGTTGAATATGTATGCATGTCTTGACATAAGCATGGAATACCCATAGTGCAAGCTTCAATAAATTTAATATCAGACTTGGAGTTGTTAAAATTATTAACAGTGAGTGGTGCTACCATTAACTGCGGGTCTAGATTAGTTATGAACTGTGGATACTCTAATAAAGACTTCCATCTATAAAACTCAATTTTACCAGACTTAACTAAATCCTGTAACGGTGGTGGATATGCTCCAACAAAAATCCATTGATATTTATCTACAGTCTTACGGATGATATGATTGACTGCAGACATATCGTCTTTACCACCAGTTTTATTCGCAACATCGTAATGTGCACCAGACCCAGTATATAGAATACGTGGTTTCTTTTTAAACTTCTCAAATGCTGATTGTATACGTGAACGGTTAAACAAATACCCCATCCAATTGTATGGTACAAAGTTTGGTATAACAGTTACTTTCTGATTGGTAAGTTTAGATTGAAAAAGCTTACGCATAAAATCACAAGTAAGTGTAACTTCATCACACAAGTCCATAATATCAACAACTGTCTTTCTGACTTCCTTAGTATCAAATGCAAATTTAAATTTGTTATAGTCAGGAATCTCTTCACGAAATACCACATCATCAACTTCATAAATAATTTTAAAGTCATGATCCTGCTGAATCTTTTTTAGATGCTTAATAAAATCTAACTGAGCGGGTGCCGCTTGACGTTGAAGTTTAACTGCCTTTACGTTTTGATACCATCTAGGCTCTGCCACCATAGCAGTAGTAGATTGACTAAGACCTCGTTGCGTCATATTGATAACATTTTCAGGCCATAGAACACGCCAATGACCGCAACCAGAATAATCAGCCAAGTAATTAATAAATCTAGGCAGTGATTCTTCTCTTGGTCTTTCTGGTGCAGACTTACGTGGGGGTGTAGTCATACCGAAAGGTTGAGTTATAGGACTACCAAACGGTTGTGGAAATGGAGATGATCCGATCATTATATTTAATTATTCTATTGTTCAGTATAGGCCACTCTACGTGAAATGCCATTCTCTTTTTCTATATATACAACCTCACCTGTAACAGCTTTAATAGATTCTTTGCGATGGGATATGACTATAGAGCATTCATCTAACTCTTCTGTACGCTCTTGAAGTATTTGTGTTACAAGTTCAATACCTTTTTCATCGAATGATGAATCAAACAATTCATCATAAATAGCTAGATTATATTTTACACCACCCTGCATACGTCTCATATCAGAGAACGTAAACAAGCATGCCAAATCAATAGACTTACGTTCAGCTCCAGAGAAGTTAAAATACGAACAAATTTTATTCTTCTCATTTGTGATTTCTTCTTCGAAATATTCGTTAAAGATGCATATAGAGTTAGAATCAAGTTTACGTAAATATGTTAATAATTTACTATTAAGTAACTCTAATAACTTATGCACAATAAATGATTTAACACCTTCCTCTGAAACAACATACTTGACAATGTCTATTTTAGAAATATCCTTTCTAAATTTATCAACCTTTACTTCAGTTTCTATAAGCCGTTTATTAGACTCAACAATTAACTTATCGAAATCTGTCTCAGTACTTTCTACAGATTTAAGATCTACATCTAGCTCCTCCAACCAACCATCCAGCTGCTTAATACGCTGTTGAATATTTTCTCGCTTTTGGTTAGCCAATTTAGCCTCTGATAACTTAGTTGTATGGCTTTGTATAACTTGCATACACTTAGTTTTTGCCATCTTAGCTTTATCTAAACCTTCATTAAGTAATTTAATATCTTGGCCAAATTTAATAAGTTTATCTCTAAGACTTGACTTTTCTTTCTCCATATACTCCACATCATGATCTTCCATTGGTCGTAGACAAACTGGACATTCAGCCTCATCTGTACCTATCTTATCATATGCAGTTTTGCTATGCGCTAATTCGGCTTTCCTAGTACTTACTTCAACCGTTTTTTCATTAATCTTTTCATCAACCGTTAAAAGAGTTTCATTATAATGGCTAATATCATTCTCTATTTTAGAAGTATCCAGATCTTCAAATTCCTCTAGTCTTTTATCAAGATTATCCTTCTCGATAATATTATGTTCTTTGCGTTCTAGGTAAACTTTTTTCTTTTCAGCCCTTTTTGTAAGAGCTGTTTTTTTCTGCGCAATATAGTTATTATTCTGATTTTTAACTTCTGTTAAAGTTGTTTGAACTATATCATGCTCACGCTTTAGTTCGTTATATTCAACTCTAAGTTGAGCTAACATCTGACTAAACACCTCCATACCAAAGATATCCTCGATAAACTTGCGTTTTTCAATTTTACCCTTCGCCATAAAGGGTACAGCATTATTGACAGTCATAATAACGCAGTTTTGAAATATAGATGGTGTAGCACTAGTTACATCGCAAATAAACTTATTAGTATTTGAAATACTATCACGTGTTATGTCTACACCATCCTTAAAGATAAACACCTTTGATGGATTTAAATTCCTTATTACTTTATAAGTGTTTGTTTCTTTAGCATTAACAATTTCAAAGTCTAACTCAACATGAGTTTTACCACCTGTGATGTTATTTGGTATAAGGTCCTTTTTTAACTCCCGCAGAGTATCACCAAATATTGCAAAATAAATAGAGTCGGCAATAGTGCTCTTACCAATCGCATTACGTCTATCCGGCTTATCTTTATTAGTACCCGTTATTACATGTAAACCTTTACTAAAGTCTACAACCACCGGCTCTTCACCTACCGATAAGAAATGCTGTATAGCAACTCGTTTAAAATTGACCTGTTTCATTGTTTGCAACGCTCGTATAAACCTAACGTATATTCAATTATAGACTTAGCATCGTCTAAATCCATCGTTCCAATAAACTCTTCTATAGCTTGCTCTACATCCACCCCAGACAAATCCTCAATATCCTCCCTATTATCTAAAATACGGTTAAAGTTAATATCGTAATCTATAGAAAGCTGCTCTGGTTGTAGTTTGTTAAATACTGCAGTAAGAATATCCATGTCATCCTGCGAAATATTTTTATCTACTTTTAACTTAACAATGTTATTACTAATTCTATTTTTGACTATTGGTGTAATTTCACCCTCTTCTACTAATTCACTAAGAGTTATTTTTTCATAACATGGAGAAACATTATTTTCAAAGAATTCATACTCTAAAGTATCCAAGTCTAATATATGATAACCTTTTCGATTACCTGCATCACCAAAATCCATTTGAAAGGGATTACCAACATACAAAATAGTACCAGCACCAAACTGCTTTTCATGTCTAGTATGGAAATGACCTGATATGACTAGTGAAGATTTTTTAAGAAGATCTTTAACACTAACACCTTCTTCACAAATCTTAAAAGCATTCATTTTAAAAGTCTCAATTTCAAAGTGACCGAATATTACATCACTATCTTCAATAACCTTTGTAGGAGTATTCCATGGACAGAAAGAAAGTTTTTTATCAAATGCTTCTAACGTCTGATATTGCTCTAATATAGTGACGTTTTTTCTATTCTTAAAAATAGATAGTGAATTTACATCTGTTCTATGCTTATAGTAAATATCATGATTACCAGTTATTGCAATAAGATTAAACTCTTCAAACATATCTAAAATATCTGCTGATACTTGCAAGGTATTAACAGATATTTCTGAACGATTATGATGCCAGTCACCACAAAAAATAAGGTCTTTAATACCTTTATCACGACACTCTTCCCGAAACCAGTTAGCCCATTCAATAGCATATTTATGCCATTCAGAACTATTAGAGTGTACTCCAAGATGTAAGTCGCTGAAGATAGCGACTTTATTCTTTTTAATAGTCGGAATCATCATCAATCGGCTTCACATAAACAGTACCATGGGTATTTCTAGGATCTGTCATATACTCTTCGTATACCTTCTCCTTATATGAAGTAATAGTTTGATGATGCTTTTTCTCTTTCTTAATGCGATTTATAAAAGCGTGATAAGCAATAGTTGTAAAATATGAAAATGGATTAGACTTAGTCTCAAACTTATATTTCTTATATTTTAAAGCAGCATACATTTTAATTAATGCATCACCAATCATATCGTCTTTGTAGCTATAGTTAATAAAGGATCCGTTATAGCTCAAACCATAAGCAATCTTTTTAATATTCTCAGCAAGGTCATCAGTTAAAATATCAGAGTCGTAATACTTACGCAAACTCTCTCTGAATTCTGCTGGTTTAATATAATACTCTTCTTTAGCTGCTTTAGACATTCTACATAATTATAGCCTTAATTTAATAAAGATCAACTAATTTCTGTCACCTTATATTGAATTTTCTCTTTATCATATATAGCCATACGCTTTTCACAATGTGATATACCATATTTAAGTTGATCGCAAATATCAAAAATAATAAGTTTATCTTTCGAATCATGTTTACGAAGGCCGCGGCCAATCGATTGGACTGTACGTATAAAGCTCTTACCACCTGATGCAAAAATAATATTGTGTAGATTCTTAATGTTAACTCCTGTAGCAAAAATTGCACTAATAGCTACAACAACAACATTAGATTCTCTTTCCATTATCGCTTTAATTTTTTCACGCTCTTCAACGTCCACTGAACCTTGAATAAAATAAACTTTTTTATTCTCAAGTTTTTTGAGATGTTCCATAATAACATCACCGTGAGCAATATGATTAACCATGATAAGAGTATTAGCAGATAGCTTGCCAACAAGGGATTTGATAATATTATTTCGTTTATCATTATTATATATATACTCAAGTTCATCTCTATAGCCTGTTTGACCACTAAAGTGGGGTCTTGGACTATATTTTATATTTAAGATTTTAATGCTAACATTTGTAAGGTAATCTTCTAAACGTAATTCAAAGGATGATTTTTCATAAATAACAGGCCCAAGCTTTCCAATAATAGACCACTTATTAAGTTGATCCTCTGGCAGGGTACCTGTAAATCCAAATTTGTTAGGAGTATTAATCTGCTGTACGATCTTAGAAATTTTATTACCTGCAGTAATTTTATGACATTCATCAACTATAAGTAAATCAATATACTTTAACCAATCATTATCATCAAATCTACTTTGTATAATTCCAATGTTTGCAATAATAACATTAGCTGTAAGGTCTGGTTTATTTTTACCAGTCCATTTTGTAAGTTTATATGTTGTACCACAGTTTAAAAATTCCTCATACGTTTGAGTCACCAGACCTAAATCTGGTACAAGCATTAAACATTTAAAAGTATCTTTGTCTTTTGATACTCTAAAGAAGTTTTCAATTAATGCTGCAGTAGTAAATGTCTTTCCTGCACCAGTTCCAAGCACGCAAGTACCTGTACCAATTCTCATCGCTTTACGTATTACTTCTTCTTGATATTCCCGTAATGTAAATTTAAACTTATCGAACAGATTAGCCTCAATACCGACTTTAATAGCCTTAGATAGTTTATCTGTTAAAACTACCTCCTCATTAATTTGATTTTTAATTAGGTATTGGCGTACTTCCCAATACATTCCTAACTCACATGTACCGGTTGGTGTTATAACGTATTTACGCCTTGGAACAAATCGAGCATATCTCCTAGCAAAACGAGCATCTGTATTTTCTACAGAAAAATGCTCGCGTATATTATCAAATAAATCTGCGTCATTACATCTAATAATTAATTTACTAGGCTGTCTTGCGGTAGGTCCTTTGTAGTCAAACTCTATCATTACATTTGCTCCATCTTCATAATCTCAACAGCATTTTTAATATCGAATCCCATTTGAGACATAGTCTTTTCGACCTTTTCTAAATATTCAATTATAATATCTAGCTCCTTTATCTTTGAAGTTAGTGATGAAAGTGACTCATGTCTCTCAGCTGCTTGCTCTGCTGCTGATTGAGATAACTTTACTGGTGATGTTGCAATTACTTCTTTAGTAATATTTTTCTTAAGTTTT